GGCCGGCGCTGGGGCCAGTAGTCGATGACCTCTGCCATTCTGAGGTGTCCTCACTCTCGTGTTACCGTCTGACGGGTCTGGATATGCTGGTGTCGGGAGTGTGTGGGCAGTGAATATGCCCACGGCACTTGACCGAACAGCCATGCTATCGTATCACGTAGGTCTGCAATTGATCAACATGCCGCAAAAGGGTGCAGAGGCGGCAGGTGGATGGACGACGGCTAACCACTCCCATTTCTGGCACATGGTGTAGGTGGTTGACAATCTGTTGAATCGCCGGCGATAAAGATTGTTCTGGATTGTTCCGTCCTTTTCTGGGGTGATTTGGAGGGGGTCGGGGATGATTGTCCGGGAGAGGTTTGTCCCCACGGGTGGATTGTTCTGTTGTGTTCCGTTGTGTTCTGCGGTGCTATGTCCGAAAAGGATTGTTCCGCGGGAGTTTGAGGAGCGAGATAGGTGGGGTGTAGACGGGGAGCGTTGTTTCATTGTTCCCGATCTTGTTCTGAGTGCATTGTTCCGATCTTGTTCTGACACGTTTCCGCAGCGTAGGGGACAAGTTACCGGCGAGTTGTTCTGCGTTGTTCTGATCCTGTTCTGCCTCGCGCGTATGCGTCACGCGTACACACCATGCACGCATTCCGAAGGAATGCTAGTGCATGGGTGTGTAGCGATGCAGTGACGCTCTGGTGGGCGGTAACCGCAAGACGGGTGATAGTGTTCGAACAGAACTGTACCAGGGCGCCCTCGCTATGCTGAGGATCCCCAGACCCTCAACCTCAGCTAGGAGCCCAGACTACCCGGCTAACCGAGATCCGGTTAACCCACCAACCAACCAACCGACCAACCAACCGGCCGGAGATGCGCCGCTGGCCGGGAAGCCGTCGCACACCTACACGAGAGGTCCCACCATGAGTCGCCCCTTCGACCCCGCCACCCACACGAGGCTCCGCAAGTACCAGATCCACTCCGCACCCAACGGCTGGTGGGCCCGTGTACCGTATGGCACCTACCGGTGGTTCGAGACGTGGGACCTGGCCGTCCTGTGGCTCGTGACCAAGCACGAGGAGCGCCGCATACAGGCGGAGAAGAGAGCGCGTCGCGAGCAGAGCGAGAGCGCGACTCACGCTTAGCCTGCCTGTTTAGGAGCGCTAGGAGAGCGTCACAGGCTCTTGATAGTGCGAGTGCGCGTGTACTCTCACTCAACTAGCGATCAAGCCCCTGAGAGCGCGTGAGGAGTTTCCGGGTGAGCAGAGCCGACGAGAGGCATGTAGGCCTGCCGGCCCCGTGTGTATGCTGCGGCATAGAGGGTCGCATCATGGCTCGGGGCCTACGGGAAGCCTGCTATTCCAAGTGGCGGCGATGGGGCAGACTGCATCTGTTCCCGCCGTCTCGTCGGCCCGGCACGTACGTACCGGAGATGCCCGCCATCCTGCGACGGGCTAAGGCCTACGAGGAATTGACGACGGGCCCGGGTAGACTGGGGCGCGCCCGAGCGTGTATCGTTCTCGGTATCAGTACCCGCACGGCCTACAGATACGAGGCCTGGATCCGAGCACAGAAGGGGGAGACGAGTGGAGGGGGTGAAGATCACCCAGGACAGGTCGGGTAAGCTCCGCTACCACTGGCCGTGGGACATGTGGTCGTCGGGCGTGGAGCGGAAGTTCGTGGGTGAGAACTACGGCAGGACCCCGCAGCAGATGGTGAACATGTGGCGCACGTGGGGTCCGAAGAACAGCAAGACGGTCCACTCGTACGTTGGGTGTGGTACAGATGGTGTCCCGTACGCTCTGCTGTCCATGGAGCCGCTGGACGAGAGCCACGACCGTCTCGACTGTGACCGATGCGGGGACGAGCGGAAGATGACAAGCCGGCGGAGTACAGACCGCTGGGGCAGGGAGTGAGGATGAGCAAGTGGTGCGAGGACCCGCTATGCACGCGGGAGCACTACGTAGGGCAGGGGACGTGCCACACAGCCTGCACGGATCAGATGTGCCCGACCTACCGGGCGATGATCCCGCACGTTAGCGACGAGGCCCACCGTCTGATGTTGCATGAGCTGGACCGCATCGAACGACAGCCGGAGCCGTCGACTCCGCGGAGCCTGATCCTGCGGGCCGAGGACATGAGGCGCGAGAGGTGGATCCGTGTCTTGCGCACCGTGTCCCTCTGGTCGTTCGTCGTTGGCTTCCTGGCCTGGAGCGTGACCATCGTGTTGGTTTTCATGGGGTGGGAGTGATGGTGCGGTTCCACTTCGAGAAGTTGGCCCGCAGGTGGTGCGGGGACGGGTTGCCTCATCTGCCCCACATCAAGTATGATGGAGCATGTCTGAGGCGGTTCTTTTGTCCAGGATGGAGTGAGGACGATGGGTAAGGTACGTAAGGGTGGCCGCAGAGGTGGCGAGCGGGGCATGACCACGACGCCCTCCCACGCGGGTAAGGTCATACTGTGCGAGAACTGTGGCCGCGTGGGTGAGCACCGCAGCACCAGTGAGGTCCGCCGTTGCTACGGGCGGGGCGTGACGCTGGGCCGTGACTTCCGGTGGGTGAAGCCGTGAGCGACTACCTGGTGGCCTTCCTGGTGCTGGGCCTGTTCTGCCTGATAGCCTCTCGTGGGGAGCAGGTCCAGCGCTGGATGCGGGAGCGGGAGTTGACGCGCCACACCTGCCCGACGCGTTGCCGGGAGTCGATCCGCTGCCGGTGCGGGTGCGAGGGGTTCGTGAACCCGGCCCTCCAGCAGGACGCATGCGCGGTGTGTGGCACGGAAATCGTGTACGATTACGAGGACGACACACACGAGATGCCCGCCCCGTCAGGACAGACGTCCTGGGGATGGGAGCGGGAACGAGAGGAGAGGCTGAGGCTCCGTGACGAGTGAGGACGAGCGGGAGAGGTTGGGCCCGACGGGGAACAAGTGGGGAGACCTGCCCGAAGGGGCAGGCCCGACCTACTGTGTGAACGACACGGACGGGGACGGGAACTGTGCGGCCTGTGCCCGCAACCCTCAGGCACCGTGCCGCGTGCCGAGGAAGTCGGCCCCGAGCAACCAGACCCACGCCGAGTGGGCGCGGGAATACTGGAAGCGGTACGACGAGGCGAGCGACGAGAGGCCCGCTCCCACCTTCCCGCCGGCACCCGACGTATTCGAGAGTGGGCGACGGGCCGGGGAGAGCAGGCCTCAGGCCAAGAGCCGTATCTATGCGGACTTCCTGAAGTGGGCGACCGAGAAGCCGGTCCGCCGCAGGCTGCCCGAGGACGTGTTGGAGGCTGGGATGTACGAGACCTATCGTCTGCCCGAGCAGTACGCGACCATGCCCAAGGAGTACGTACAGGGCTATCACGGCGGGGGCAGGCCGTACAACACCCACAACGCGTTCCACTTCACCATGCGGTACGGCATGGGTAATCAGCCGCCGAGCTGGAAGCGGGTCTGGCTGGGTGTGTTCGCCGACACCCCCCGTCGCATGGCCGAGGTCGAGGCACAACAGAGAGCGGTACGTGGATCCCTCCGCCTCTTGTCACTGGGCGCTCTGGGTGATACGCTCTCTGTGTCAGACCGACCGAGAAGTGAGGAGGCCCGAATGTCGATGTCCGCTCAGGGCGACGGGGAACACCAGGAGGTGGGCGTCCCCGGGGCAGAGAACCCGGAGGAGCCGCCCATGGAGGGTGAGCCGGTAGAGCCGCCGCCTGCTCCCGAACCGCCGAAGCCGCCGGCCGACCCGGAGCCTCCGGTAGACCTGCCGGGCTAACAGGCACGGGCAACAAACCAGGGGGCGGTCTAGCTACCTAGGCGGTAGGAGCTAGGCTGCCCCCTACTCGTGGGAACAGAAGGGAAGGTGTACGGCCATGCGCTGTAAGGAACATGGGAAGGTCATCTATACGGCGGAGATCACGGCACAGCTGGCCTGTGTGAAGGCCGCGCTGGAGGGGGACACGGGTCTGTCGTGGTACTACAGCCGGGAGTGTGGAGTGTGGCACCTGACCAGCACGGCCAAGCGAGGGAAGACGGGTAAGAGGGTCAAGTGGGTGGAAGGATTCGAGAGTGAGCCGACCGACGGTAAGTGTGCCGCTGCCTGAGAGCGCGGAGAGCAAGGCCCCTGAGCTGGGCTGGCGAGTGACGTACGGACGCAAGATCGGGCAGCGCACCATAGAGGCTGGTGTGGTTCTGGCATTCGAGCCAGACACCACGCTAGCCTCGGCCGCGTTCGAGAAGAAGTGCCTGGAGTACATGGCTAACGTGGACTCCCGGGTGAACGTGCCGGGTACGCTCGTCTCCATGGAGGCGCGGACGGGTAAGTACGTGGCAGCGAACTGGGGTCCTCGTGAGAGGTAGACTCCAGCGCAAGGACCTGCCCTCGACGGTCGTGGTGGCCATGGTCAAGGTGTACGGCTTCAGGACATGGGAGATCCTGTGCGAGGCCTACCCTTACAAGGTGGTCTACCGAGCGATGGAGCGGGACACCGACCGGGGGTACCTCAACTACGGCACGAGCCAGGCTCGGTGCTGGGTTGAACCGAAGGGCGATGCTCTGATAAGCTCCGAGCGCAACAAGGTCATCTGTTGAGAGGGTGAGGACTCACAGTGAGGATGAAGAAAGTGTCCCTAGAACGACCTGAGCGTCCGTCAGGACGTCTCCCGAAGCTCACGAAGAGGGAACAGCAGGTACTCGCCGGCGTAGCCCTAGGGCTCACCAACAGGGCGATCGGCAGGGACCTCGGCGTCTCCGAGCACACGGTCAAGACCTACGTGGCCAGTCTGCTCAAGAAGTCCAAGACCCCCGCCCGCGGGCCTCTCGTCTCGTGGGGATTCCGCAACGGCCTCCTTCAGGATGTGCGTCGGGAGGAGCGGGAGATCGAGCCGTTCACCGAGGCCGAGGCCGAGATGGTGGCGTGGGTTGTCTGGGGCCTGACCAACCGGGAGATCGGGAACAAGGTCAACCTGGCCGAGGACACGGTGAAGACCCACCTCCACCGCGCGTTCAAGAAGGTCGGGGCCAAGACCCGTGCCCACCTGATCACGATCTCGTGGCACCACAAGTTGGTTCCCGACGAACTGTGGGAGGCCTGATGACCATCGGCATTGACTTCGATGGTGTGGTCCACGGATACAGCCGTGGCTGGCAGCGCGGAAGAATCTACGACCCGCCTGTGCCGGGAGCCCTCCGGGGTATCCGCGAGGTCATGGAGGTGGAGCCGGCTTTCATCTTCACGGCTCGTGACGACCTCGCGAGCGTGAGGGACTGGCTGATCAGCTACGCTATCCCCGCCATCACCCAGACCCAGTGGGAGATGGAGCAGGAGCCGGGGGCCAAGCCGGAGCGGTTCTGGAACGACCAGAGCCGCGTCCTCGTGACGAACCAGAAACTGCCCGCGCGGAAGTACCTGGACGACCGAGGCGTGACGTTCACCACCGAGGGTGGATGGGAGCGCGCACTGGCCGACCTGGAGATCACGCCGGCGGAGATGGAGTACCTGTACCTCGTCACCGTAACCGTGATCGGTACTGTCGGGCACGACCCGAAGAACAAGATCTCGGGGCCGTGTCCCGTCAACGGGGAGCCCTGCTCGGACCGCACAGGCAAGCACCACACCATCCTCGTGCGCAGTACGGATCGGATTGACGTGGTGGCCAAGAAGGCCCGGGAGAGGTACGGGCACGTGACCCGGGTGGAGTGTGCACCCTCCGAGGTTGCGTTCTGACCCACAGAGTGGGTGCCTCGATCACGCATAGTTGACATGGTGGCCGGCTGGGCGATACTGTCGTCTCAGCCGGTCACCTTCCGGTGTAGTCGAGAGCAAGGATGGACATGAAGACCAGAGCCGGCATACTGTGCACGGGCACGGCCACCGTACTCCTCGTGGGTCTCTCCGCCACTCCGGCCGAGGCCGCTCCCACCCTCGCACAGAGGGCGGTGAAGGTGGCAGCGGCTCAGAAGGGAGACCGCTACCAGTACGGGGCAACGGGCCCGCACCGGTTCGACTGCTCGGGCCTGACCCTGTACTCCTTCAAGAAGGCTGGCAAGACCCTCCCGCGTACGGCCCAGCAGCAGTACAACAAGACCAAGAGGGTGGGTGCCAGCAAGCGGAAGGTCGGCGACCTCGTGTTCTTCGGTGGCACGAGGAGCATCTACCACGTCGGTATCTACGCCGGCAACAACAAGATCTGGCACGCGCCCAAGCCGGGAACCCGGGTGCGGCTGGAGAAGCTCTGGACCAAGAACGTGCGGTACGGTCGGGTGTGATCCCGGGTTGACACAACTCCCGACCGGGTACTAGTGTTTACCTAGTCCGAGTGACGCGATGACCGGTCGTTCGGGCGAGAGGGGACCCGGAGACTACCTGTCCCGGGTCCCCGTCCAACCAAGGAGCAAGAGAAGGGTAGAGGCCATGGACACCATCTGGATCCTGGTTCTGCTGTCGATCCTGAGTGTGTCCGGCCTGTTCACCTTGTGGCAGACCCGCACCTACCGCCACGGCAAGAACCAGGACTGGCGCCGAGAGATCTTGGACGCTCGCATCCTGGAGGCGCGTAGGCTCGACGAGGAGGCGATCCGAGAGTATGACGCCCGCGAAGGCAACCAGCGCAAGGCCGCGTAAGTACGAGCCGGGCTGGTCGGGTGAAACCCGCGGCGGGCAGCTCGGCAAGTACACCGCCGAGGACTGCCCGCGTAAGGGATGCTCGGGGAAGATCGTCTACAACGGGAACAACTTCTGTGAGTTCTGGGCGTGGCACCCCGACGAGAAGCCTGTGGACTACGAGGCCGGCGAGTGTGACTACGCCCTCCCGCACCCCCAGGTCGAGTACCAGGACCGACTCCTGTCGTGGAACCTGGACAGGACCTGGGAGTGCGAACTGCCGGAGTCGTACCACCGGCACATCACCAAGCCCCGCCCCGGTGAGATCTGCCTGATCACCTGGCCGATCAACGGGGGCATAGTGAAGAACCGAGACCACCTGAGGGTGGAGAGTGAGGACAAGTGAACGGCAAGGACATCAAGGCGGGCACCAAGCTGGTCGTACAGGGCTGGCTGGTCTGGGTGGGTGTGGTGCTGGTCGTGCTCGTGACCAGCACCGGCATCCTGCTCGCCACGGGCACCATCCAGAAGTGGACGGCCGACTTCCGCGGTGACGTCAAGGCCACCGAGCAGACCAAGGCCAACGGCGCGTTCCGCATCGGGACGTACCAATCGTTCTTCGACCTGTGCTCCAGCGTCCAGTCCGACGAGGACGCCATCCGCAACGCGGAGGAGGAGCTGGAGGCCAAGGAGACGACGGACGAGCGTGCGGCCAAGCTCCGGCAGAACATCACGGCCACGAAGAACACCCGCGCCGAGAACGTGCGGGACTACAACTCCCAGGCCGGGCAGGAGCACAAGGAGGCGTTCCTGGACGCCGGCCTGCCGGCTCGACTGGACGTGAACAACTTCCAGACGGAGTGCAAGGTCTGATACGCCCTCCTCGCAGTACCCAGCCCGGCACTCTCCGAGTGTCGGGCATGGGGACGTGAGAAGACCCTTAGCGAGGAGCAGGCTTTGTCCGAATGCAGGAACAGTCCGTTCTGCCAGTGTGGGTGCGACGACTACGCACCCGGCACCGCGGATCCCGTCACTGGCTCGCCGGAGATGTTCGAGGGGCACGGGGTCATGCCCAGTGGTGACGACTTCATGACCTCGGACGTGATCGTGGAGCTGGTGAAGTCCAGCGCCACTGACGCCGACGTCCTGTGGGCGGCTCGTGTGTCCACGCTGGGTGAGGTGGCACAGACCGACCAGTACGACGAGGACCTGAGCAAGAGGGATCGAGGCCTCATCAACTTCCTGATGAGGGACAGGCACGGTACCCCGTTCGAACACAACTCCATGACCTTCTTCATCCAGGCGCCCATCTTCGTGTTCCGAGAGTTCCAGCGCCACCGGGTCGGCTGGTCGTACAACGAGGAGTCCGGGCGATACAAGACCCTGGGGCCGAGGTTCTACGCGCCGAGCCGGGAGCGGAACCTGGTGCAGTACGGCAAGCCGGGCGCCTACCAGTTCGCCGAGGGCTCCGACTACCAGCACCGGCTGGTGTGGCACGAACTGTCCGTGACCTACACCCAGGCGTGGGAGTCCTACCAGCGGATGCTGACCGCCGGCGTAGCTCCGGAGGTGGCTCGACTTTCTCTGCCTGTTGGTGTACTGTCTTCTATGTACGCCACGTGCAACGCCCGGAGTCTCATGCACTTCCTGAGCCTCCGTACGAAGGACGAGCGTGCCGCCGTCCCCTCGTTCCCCCAGCGGGAGATCGAGATGGTGGCAGAGAAGATGGAGGCCGAGTGGGCCAAGCTCATGCCCGAGACCCACGACGCCTTCAACCGTAACGGGCGCGTTGCGCCCTGAGAGTGAGGACCAGAGATGGGAAAGAAGCGGCTCCACCCGCAGGGTGACCCGAACAAGAACCGCAGCAACGGCAAGGCCTGGAAGCGCCGCCCCTGCGGTAACCGTCACGCGGCTTACGACCCGTCGTGCCGCCCCTGCGCCCAGCGCACCAAGTAGTAAGAGAGAGTGAGGACTCCATGAACGGGAACATCAAGCGCGCGGCCCTCGTGGCCACCTGTGTCGCCCTCGGAATCGGCGCCCTGTCGGCGTGCGAGGAGGAGGACAAGAACAAGAGCCGGAACAAGGAGAAGTCCTCCGCGGCTTCTAACTACGACCGTCTGGTCGCCAACCAGCCGGCGCACACCGGCACCTACTCGCCGACCCGGGAGACCAAGAACTTCTGGATCGACACCTGGATGAAGAAGCCGGGCAAGAAGGCTTACGTCTACGTCCAGAACGCGAACGGCGAGTACGGGTACTTCATCTTCAAGGGCCTGCCCGTCTCCTACTGTGTCAGCCTGCTGCCGCCCGAGGTCAAGCAGCGCGGGGACCTCGGCCAGTACGACGGGGACCTGATCGTGCAGGGTCCGTCCATGGACGGCACCTACTCGTCGTCCTCGAACTGCCAGACCTACTACGGTCAGGACGCCGAGACCGGGGCGTACGTGGAGTTCACCATCGGCCAGAACCAGTCGTACTTCCTGTACGACCAGCCGCTGGACCTCCCCCAGTTCAAGGACGCCAAGCCGATGGGCCCGAGCACCATCAAGAACTGACCCCCGCCGGCTGAGCCGGCACCACTGACCGGGCCGTCCCTGTTTGCGACCAACATACAGGGGCGGCCCTTCGGTATCCAGACAAGGAGAGAAGACATGAGGAAGTCCGTACGCGTCGTCCTGGCAGGCACCACCGGTGCCGTCGCCTTAACTGCCCTGTCCGTCGTGGGACCGATCGGCGCACAGCCGGCAGGTGTGGAGCGCACCACACCCAGCGTCTCGCCGTCCGTGAGCCCGTTCCCGTCCGAGGGTACTGTGCCCGTCGTGACGCCGTCGCCGACAGAAACGTCTGTGTCGCCGTCTGGCGCTCCGAAGCAAGCACGACAGGAGAAGACACACGAGAGCGTGTCGGCGTCGCCTAGCGCGTCGTCAGAGCGCGTTAGGGACACTCCTCGTGCGTCAGCATCGCGACGAGTCGAGAGCACACCGACGAGTAAGCCCGCCGAGGTGATCACGACCATCTCGGGTTACGCCTGGTGCGGGGCCGGGGTGGCAAACGCTCAGCCGTGCATTGACGCGGGTAAGCTCACCCTGTACTACCCCGCGGGCGTGACCACGCTGGCCGGCCACAACTACATGGGTTATGACTGGATGGACGACCTGCCTGTCGGTCGCAAGGTCAAGGTCCTGAGCGGGAGTCTTGCCGGCACGTATGTGGTGTATGGTCACGGCTCCTCGGCTCGTGGTTCGAAGGGCGGGAAGTTCCCCCAGGCTGGGTATGGTGCGGCCCTCGCCCTTCAGACCTGCACCTCGACCGGCACGGGTTTCTCGTTCTTGCGCCGTGCGTGATGTGGCATGTAACGTTCTCGATGTAAGCCCGACGAGAGGAACCGAGGGAATGAAACTCCTCCGCTGTAACCGCTGTAAGGCGGAAGTGGACCTGCCCGAGATGGCGAAGGGGGACGCCCCCCTTACTCAGACCATGCGGGCCATGGCCGGCTGGAGCAAGATGAAGGGCTGGGCCCACCTCAAGGTAGAGCGGCTCGGCTCGCTCATCAAGCCGCCCACTCAGATGATGGACCTGTGCGAGGACTGCCTGGAGGTCCTGCTCGAACAGTTCCTGGTGGGAGCCCCGGTGGCCCCGATCACCACGCCGCAGGAGCAGACCGCGCTCCCCCACCAGCCCATGCTGGACTGCCAGCTCGTTTGGAACCCGGGCAAGGGCCAGCTCCTGTGCCGTCACGACGACCCGGAACTGTTCGACGCCCTCGTGGTCGACGCGGGAGCCATGGCGGACAGCTCCGAGGGCGTGACCTGCGATCAGGTGCACGAGATCCAGCAGGCCGTCCAGCAGATGAAGGACGACGTGGACACGGCCGGTCTGGCGCACTCCATCCCGAGGAGGTGCAGTCGGGAGTGCCGCGAGGCCCACACGTACGGGAAGGGGTGCCTGCTGGACACCCAGGAGCGAGACGCTGAGGTTCAGGACCGTCTCATGACGAAGCGCTCCATCAGGGAGAGCGGCTGTACCGAGGCCTGCACCAAGGGGCACACGTACCGAGCCGGCTGCCAGCTCGGCGACGGGTGCTCCATCCCGCCCCAGCGGACCGCCGACGAGACGGAGCCGGGCAATGAGTAGGCGCAAGGTGGGATGGCACAACCGTCCCATGGTGTTCGCGGTGGTCATGTTCGTCCTCGCCATGTTCAGTGTGTCGTCCGAGGGCCTGGGCATGTTCTGGTTCTGGATGGTGCTGGGCTTCCTCGGGATGCTCGTGGGATTCATCCGTCGCGTCCTGAACCCCGAGGAGGGGGAATAATGTTCGAGTTGTTCCGCCTGTTCCTTCAGACCGGGGAGTCCCGGGCGGTGGCTGCCTCCATGGTACTGGTGGCCTGGGCCACTAACTCCGTCCCGGAGGCCAAGCACGCCACCATGGAGTACCTGCTGGGGGTACTCCCGGAAGACGACGAGGACGACGAGAACCCGGATGGGTGAGAATTCGCTCTGGTTCGTCGCGGCCAACCTGTTCCTCATAGCCTACATGAGGCTTGCCACGGCACTCATCATGGCATGTATAATCGCGTCCAGTCTGGGGCTGTCCAGCCCCTTCAATCTCGGGAGGTCCGAGTGAAACGATGGTGTCTCGGTATGGGCATACTGTCGGGCGGGTTCACGTACGGCGGTACGGGTCAGATGAGCCTGGCGGTCATCGCGGCTGTTCTGGCCGCCGCGTTCACCGCGGTGCTCGGCCCGTCGTTCGTGGCCTTCTTCCGCGGGGAGATCTGGTGAACGACATGCCGATCGGCTGGGAGGGTGTGGGACAAGAGGCGGTCAAGACGGAGCGGTATGTTCTCGCCGCCGGGCAGTCTTTCCGTGATCTCGCGGCCTCGATCCTGACCGACGACGACGACACCATATCCGCCGCGGTGGCGGAGAAGCGGTGTATACGGGAGCCGCTGGGGTGCGGCCAGTCGTTGCTCAAGGAGGACGGCGAACCCAAGTTCACGGGCTTCCCGGACAAGGAGACGGCGCAACTCTACGAGGCCGAGTGGCGTATCACGGGCATGTGTCCGGAGTGTCAGGACGCGCTGGAGAAGTCGGCCGAAGAGGCAGAGAACGAGGACGCCCACAACGTGCCGCCGGATGAACCCGTGTTCTGACGGGGAGTGCCTTCGGCAGGGGCTACGGTTCGGAGTATGATCGAGCCGTAGCCCCTTTGGATTGGAGTGAGGACATGGCAGAGCAACAGAAGATTGGCCAGCTCCTGGACACGCTGGGCGTGACCATGGAACTGGACAAGGGCGACATGGTGACCGACGTGGTGGTGATCATGAAGGTCCTGGAAGCCGACGGCACCGTGAACATCGGGATGACCAAGAGCGAGGGCACCGACTGGATCACCAAGCTGGGTCTCCTTGATGCCGCCAGCAGGATCGAGGACAACAACTTTAGCCGACGAGAGGGCCCCGACGACGAGTGATGGAGTTGCGTCGGATGCGCCGTGGGTCATATGATTGGTGCAATCGATCAACCGCCGCACCACACCCAAAGGCCAATGGACTTCCTCGACCTCCTCCTCATCATGTTCGGGATTCACGACCTCACCCTGGAGTACCTCATGACCGATAACGCCGGACTGGCCGCTCTGCTCCTCTTCGCGGGTGGACTGTTCTTCTGGTTCGCCGTGTTCTTCCTCGCCGTCGTCGGCATCTTCCGCGGGATCAAGCGGACGTTTGACTCCGCCCGCGAGATCTTCTCCGGTCGACGGGTTGAGACCGCAGAGTAAGCGCTAAGCTGTCCGGGAAGGACAACGAACCGAGGGAGCAGGACATGCCAAAACCCATCCAGGTAAGCGACGTACGGTACACCGTCGCGGAAGCGGTACCCATCGACGGGTCCGGGCGCCTGAGCACAGGGGGAGCGTTCATCGCCGGCATCATCCTCGGAGCATGGCTGACCGGAGGCTGGGCGTGCGACGATAACCCCACGCCCGGCCCCGGCAGTGACCACCCTGCGGTGCAGGAACAGAAGACCACGGACAAGTGAGGTAATTGCCATGTCGGTCATGTGGGGTCTGATGATCCTCGCCGCCATCATCGCCATCGGGTTCATCGCGTTGGGTGTGGTGGATCACCGTCACTGGAACAACGTCCAGCCCAAGAAGAACCGGGTAGACGTGCCGGTCATGTTCCCGAGGAAGAAGTAAGCCGCGGCTTGACAACCGGTCGCCGGCAAGCAACACTGTAACGGAGAGTGAGGAGAAGTAAGTTGGACGCAAGGAGAGCAACCCTGCTCCAGCCGTACTCCAGGGAGTTCGTCACGTACGACCTGGAGTTCCTGGACGACGGTGAGACCATCGCCTTGGTGTCGGGCGCCATGATCTCGGGAGACGGTCGGAAGTTGTATTTCATCAACCGTGAGATGCCCCAGGATCGTATCCTGGAGCACCACTGGATGAGGAAGCACGTCTGGCCGCACCTGCCGCTCACCGATCTGCCCGAGACCCGCGGGGAACTCGGACAGTACCCGGTCAAGAAGTGTCGGTGTATGCCGGTGCAGGGGGCCAAGAACGAATACGCCTGCCGGCACATGAACGGACGTCTGGACATGGACCACCCGGACGTTCGTCCGCTGGGTCAGATCCGGCGCATGGTGTCGGACTTCCTGCTGGAGTCGCACCCGTTCAACCCCCCGGCGGACCGGAATGACATCCTCATGTGGGCCTGGTATGGGGCCTACGACCATGTCCGTCTGGCTCAGCTCTGGGGCCCGATGATCGAGTTGCCGCGGCACGTCCCGATGCTGCCTCACGACCTCAAGTCGGAACACATGCGGCTGGGCAGCCCGAGGCTCCCCGAGCAGAAGTCGGGCCAGCACGACGCGATGGCCGACGCGGAACACAACCTGATCAGGGCTCGGTTCCTGTACGAACTGGCCACGGGAAAGAGTGACGGGGAATGATGGATCCCAACGATATCCGCCGTCGGTTTGCCTACCACCCGCCCCTGAGCGAGAGGCGGAAAAAGGACCACGCCAACGTCCGGGACCTGTGTGGGCGACTGGCCATGAGCCTCGCCGGCAACCTGCCCCCGGGTCGTGAGGCCAGCCTGGCGATCACCAAGCTGGAGGAGGTCATGTTCTGGGCCAACGCTGCTCTGGCGCGAGCCGAGGACCCGGACGCCGGCAACGCGGTGATCGTCACGGCGAGGCAGAAGGGTCAGCAGTCGTACGAAGCGTACGCCGACGCGACCGGCGGAAAGACCCACGACGGTCGGGACATGCCCGACTGGTCCGACCTCGGAGACAAGATCCAGGCAGCGTGGATCGCTGCCGCAACGACAGGATGGTAAACGGCATGACGAGAACCGGCCCGCAGTATTACCCGGGAGCCAACCGCACTTCGTACTGGTACGAGGACAACTTCCCCGCCACCGCGATGGAGGTGAACGTCGCCGGGCTCCACACCACTGAGGGAACCGGGGTCCCGTCGTACGCCGACAGCAGTGGTCGCCGGGGAGCGTCCGCCCCGAACTTCACCGCGCTGCCCTACTTCGCGGCCAAGCGCCTGAACTGGTACCAGCACTTCCGCGTGGACTCGTCGTCCCGAGCGCTGGAGAACCGGTACGGTGGTGTGGCGACCAACACCCTCAACGTCGTCCAGATCGAACTGGTCGGCACCTGCGACCCCAAGACCCGGGACAAGTGGGTCCGCGAGGGTCGAGAGTTCATCTACTGGCCCGAGGCTCCCGACTGGGCGCTGGACGAACTCGCCGAGTTCCTGGCCTGGCTGCACGAGGAGCACGGCGTCCCGCTGACCGCCCCGAGCAAGTGGCCGGCCTACCCGACGTCCTACGCCAACGGCGGCGGACAGCGGATGACCTTCGCGGAGTGGAACAACTTCCGCGGGGTCTGCGGTCACATGCACGTCCCGGAGAACAGCCACGGCGACCCGGGCAATATCAAGATCGCCTGGCTCCTGGAGCTCGCCAAGCGCAAGCTGGGTGTGGACAAGGACAAGCCGGTCGGACCCGGCGCACCCAAGCCGATCGCCCAGAAGCCGAGGCCACCGGCCTTCCCCGGACGGAAGCACTTCGCGGCGGGACAGAACAACAAGTACGTAACCCAGCTCGGCAACCAGCTGGTCAAGAAGGGGTTCGGCCGTCACTACCGGGTGGGCCCCGGCCCGCGCTGGGGAGACGCCGACCGCCTGAACGTCCGCGACTTCCAGCGGTCGGACAAGCGACTCGCCGGCGACGCCGACGGCTATCCCGGGCCGCTCACCTGGCAGATTCTGTTCTCCTAGGTCTTGACAACTAGTGCCCTGCGGGCGCTAGTCTGAGATCGAGACGTCCGAGAATGAACCGAGGGAACGGAACATCATGATCGTGGATTACGAAGCCTCCAAGCGCAACGGCAGGGCCATGGCGCTGGCGGGGGCAGGGAGGTTCTCCGAGGCAGTGGACGAGATCGCCGGCGGTAAGTCCGACGAGACCATGCCGCTCCGGGTGGTCGTGCCCATCCAGCCGACGGGGAACAGCGGTGGGAACGGCGGGGAGTACAAGCCGTGGCCGATCCCCGACGACGACCCGGACGGGACCTCCCCGAAGCCGGCGGGGGAGAGTCGCCCGGAGCCGGTCGTTCGATGGACCGGGCCGTTCCCCGTTCGCCGGGTCGGCGAGATGAACGACCACGGCAACCCGCCGCCGATCACCACTTCATTCGTCCACGCGGATCGGCCCCTGTTCATCCGCGAACAGAAGCCGGAGCCGAACGACGAGAAGCCGGAGGGTGTGGAACACGACACGGGAACCTTCGCCCTGCCGGCGGTCCTGAAGTTGACCGGCAAGCCGTCGACCAAGAAGCTGGCTCACCGGTCGGCGGCTCGTGTCCAGCAGACGTTCAACGACGCCGGCTGGAACATCGCCGTCTGGTACGGCGAGGCCACCAGCATGTTCTGGGTCATGGACGAGAACGGGCTCCATGAGTTCGAGTCTCTGACCGCGATGTACCAGGGCATGGGCTGGCAGGCGCTGTAGCCTAGTGCCCACCGGGAGCCCCGACGTTCACGCCCCCAGCGTGAGTGTTCGGGGCTCCCTGCTGGAGGCGCCTTGACATGAGAGCAGGAGCGCCGTACTGTTGTCCTTGTCAGCACGACGGAGCACACCAAGGAGCTAAGAATGACGAACACCCCGCGCCGCACCGCTCACGCCGAGTGCAAGCACCCGAACACCAAGGCGGGTCGCGCCGTCTGTCGCAAGATCCGCGCTATCGTCGACACCTACTACCCCCTCACCGAGAAGGAGCTCGGGAGCGCGATGACCACGGGCACGCTGGTCACCGGCTGGGACGTGTACGACTCGCCGGTGGGTGTGGTGATGCGGGAAGTCACGGGAACCCTCGACTACGTGGAGACCCTGGGGAACGGGAAGAAGATCTGGACCATCCGCTTCCAGATCGACCCGACGGGCGAGACCTGCCCCGCCGGCCTTGAGTCCGCTTGCACGTACCCGACCGGGCGTATCCGCTTCGCCGGCTGAGCATCCCAACAGAGTAGCCCTCGACTCCGGGAGGAGTCGGGGGCTCCTCGGTGTCTGCGACGGGTTGCCTTGACTCGTGACGTGGGAGTGAGTAATGTAAGCCATGCAAGACCGAACGACGACACGAGGAGAAGACATGAACCGCACCGCTCGCCGCTCTCGCAAGATCCGTAACTTCCCCCTCCCGATCTTCTGGGAGCCCGAGCTCCTCACTGCCCAGGAACTGTACGAGGAGCGCGCCGCGGCAGACGAGTACGCGCTGGAGATGGCGAATGAACGCTACTTCGAGAACGGGCGCCGCGTTCACTCCGAGGACTTTTACGAGATGGAGCAGGAGGAGAAGGCGATCGCCTGGCTTGCTCCTCCGATGTAAGACACCAGCAGAGAGGCCCGATACTCCTCGTGAGTGTCGGGCCTTTCGGTGTCTGCGCCGGCAGAGCACAGAACGCGTGTGCGCTCGTTAGGAGAGATCGATTAGCGAGCGTGAGAGTATCTGTCAGAACGATACGCGAGACGCCGAGAGGCGCTGTTCTGTGCGTTCTGGAGTGCTCTGAGTCTCTGAGTCTTGATGCTCGTTCACGCTCTCTCCTCGGAGACCCTTCATAAGCAGCTCCCCGACACTGGGTTGGTAGTGGAGATACCTCTTGGCCACCTTCTTGCCCAGATCCTGTGCCTCGTCCCAGTCCACCCCGTCGAACCACTCCCGGTTAATCGGGTGGTCGGACAGTGCCTCCATAAGGGTTCTGAGTTCCTCCAGGGCCGCCCAGCGGTTAGCCTCGGGTAGGGGATCACTCGACCACTCATCCCTTACCCACTGACCGTCAAGGTTCTCGGATAGGGTGTTGTACTTCTGGAGGCAGGCTTCCCAATCTTCGGTGGCTCCCACCTTAATGCGCCCCTCGCTGAACAGCAGAAGGTAAAGATGGATCTTGACTTTAGACATAGCCGGGTGATAGCCTTTCTTTGAAGGGTGACAACCGAATAGGCCGTCCTGTACCGCCGGTTGAAGAGGGCGTTCTTCAACCACATGTGGGAATCGTATTTCACTGTGTACGTTCGGTCAAGTACAGCAAAGAGGCCCTCACTCAGTTACTTACCGAGTGGGGGCCTCTTGTTGGGCGAAGCTACTTCGGGACCGCGTTGACGACGGACGCGATGGTGCCGCCGGCTCCCATCATGAGAGCGGCCGCGATGGCGTACCGCCAGTTCTCCAGAGAGCCGACCCGGACGGCCAACTTCTCCACGTCGTCGCTGACCTCCTGCACGTCCTTGTCATGCTCCACCCGGAGTTGCGCCATGGCCTCGTCGTGGGAACGACGGTCCTCGCTTAGACGGGACAGGGCCTCGTCCAGCTTGGTCTCGATGCGGACAAGTCTCTCCACATCCTGTCGGTCCAGCTCAGGGGTCACGAGGAACCTCCGGGGTGGTCGGTGTAGGTGGGCGCCTTCTTGGAGCCCAGCAGGTAGCGGCCGGTGGTCGGCCACTTGCGCTGGAGTGCGCTGGCCGCGGTGTAGTAGAGGCCCGTGACGAGACCGGTACCGAGGGTTACCAGCAGAAGCTGGGTGTCACCGCTGAGTTCCACACCCCTGAGGGCCAGCCAGGTGACGACTGCACCGACCGCCGAGGGGACGTAGGTGCGGATCTGGGCGGTGAGATAGTCGTGGAACATGGTACCTCCTAGAAGTACGTGGTTACGATGACAATGCCGGGGGAGCCGTTACCACCCGAGGCGGAAGCGTTGTCGTTCGAGCCGCTGACCGCGCCCCCGCCTCCCCCGCCGTAGCCGGCAGCATTGGTACCAGCCACGAGGTTACCGCTGGCGGCAGTTCCGCGACCGCCTCCGCCCAGATGGGAGCCACCACCTGCTCCTGACAGACTTACCGCAGTTGGCACCCTCATGCCGGGACCGCCGCCGCTGCCGTTGATGGCGAGATCGGCCACGATGACCTGAGAGGCTGCGGTGGCGCCGGAGATACCGGAGTTACCCGTGCCGGTACCGGTGACTCCTCCCCCAGGACCCCCGCTGGCAGAGACGTACGCGCCGAACGACGAGGAGGTACCGCTACCGCCTGTACCGGTACCACCGACTCCGCCCGTGCCGACGGTTACGGCCACCGACAAGTCGACCGAGTTAGCGGAGAGCCAGGACTCACCGTATGCTCCGCCTGCACCGCCACCTCCGGCAGCAGCCGCGGCAGCAGGGGAAGCAACAACTCCCCCGCCTGCTCCGCCGCCGGCTTGCACCTGGACGAAGATGAGCCGGGCCCCGTCGGGTTTCTCCCAGGTGTCCGACTCCGTGAAGTAGTTGGTTACCGGGTCCTGCGGGGTGGGCTCTACCGACCCAATGATCAGGTAGGTGGTGCCCACCGGGACGAGACACACCCGCTGGCCCGGGCGGGGGTAGAAACCCGATAGCACCTGGTAGCGTTTCTGGCTTACCGTCCGCTCGCCGTCGAACAGGACACGAGGCATGACCCCGCCGAGGAAGTCCCCCGGGTTGTAATCGTAGTCCACCTGGCCCAGTTTGATCGGCTTGTTGGCCGATGAGGGCTTGGCGTTCGCCTCACCGAAACTGGCGATGGCACGGAGAAACTCGTGACCCTTGTTGCCTGACCCGGCCATCAGTCATCCTCCAGTACGGGTACGGGGACGGTGGGCTGGAGACACACTCCGCACTGGCCCCGGTGGATGCCGTCCATGTTCTCGTACAAGGTCACGGGGAACGGCTCGCCGAACGCCTCGCAGGAGGGTGTGGTACAGGTCGAGGTGCCGGGGACGGAGAGCCAGTCTTCCATCTCGGGCCAGACCTGCTCCCCTTCCGGCTTCATCGACTCCACCGCCAGGTGAGACCGAAACTCCCTGGCTGCCCTTAGGTACTCGGATCGCCTCATCCCTTGTACTCCTGCCAGGACAGCCAGTGGACGCTGGTGTCCGCGTCACTGGTCCGGTAGATGTAGGCGGTAAAGCCTGTGGAGGACGAGAACCGATAACCCACGTCTCGGACACGAGTCCAAGGGTGAGCCGAGTGGGCGGTCAGCAGGACAATGGGCTCATTGGACCCCACGTGGTTGACCTTGACCTCAGCCCCTGTCGGCTCGTTCACCTGCGGGCTAATGGTGACCGACCCGAAAAGGATGTTAGCCGCCGACAGAGCACCGGCCACCACCAGATCGTCGTTAATCGTGACCACGTGAACACCCCCTTCGGGAAAATTCGCCGATTGTATCAAGAGACCCTAAGGTTTGTCAAGGGCTATGAGGAATACTACTCCCCATTGTTATAAAGCACAAGGGCGAAAGGCGACCAACAAGGGATCTTCACGAAACTGTTACATAACTTACATGGGTCCGCCCTCGGCTCGTGGTGCTGGTGAGCCGAGGGCAGAGGTCTTGCCGGCAGGGGTCAGACGCGCTTGCGGAACATGAGCCAGCCGAGTTCGGTGGGCACCGTGTCGGTGCGGAAGATCCAGACCGTCATGCCGGTGTGGGTGACCGCGGACACCGAGGCCTCGTGCACGGCTTTCCCGGGTACCGAGGTTTGTGTGGTGCATAGGCCGATGACTTGACCGGCGCCCTTGAGGTTCAGTCCCGATACCGCCACGGAGGTGGGAGCGTTCGCCACTGGGGTGATCTTCACCTGTCCCATGGCGATGTTGCCGGCCTTGAGTCGACCGCTAATCCGAAGGTCGTGGTTACGTACCTCAGCCATGACTCATGCCCTCCTCATAGCCATCCAGTGGATGCTGGTGGTGGTGTTGTTGGTCCGGTACACGAGGAGAGAGAAGCCGTACGGGGTATGGTCCGCTGTGGTTACCTCTCGGAACGTAGAACCGGGAACCGCGGTCTCGGCCGTGGCAATGACTCGCACCGGACCGCGGCCCTGAAGGTTCAGGCCGGTAACCCTCACCTTGGCTACCCGGCTAGCCTGAGGGGTCACCACGGTGATACCCGCCGCTATGTTGCCGGCCTCCAGTGCGCCCGTCACCACGAGGTCGTCATCCAGGATGGACGGGTCCTTGGTTGCCACGAGGGAGATCACCCGGCGGGCGCGATGGGACATCTTCGAGCCGGCGACCAGATCCATCTCCCATGAGACCTCGGCATACTGGGCGTTGATTCCGAGGGCGTCGTACACGAGGGCGTAAACGTCGTTCCCCGAGTGGAACGGCATGAGGCCTGTCTCAAACTCGATGGCCTCGTACACCTGGCTGGACTCAAACGCCAGACGAGTGGCCTTCTGGATGAGCGTGGCCTCACTGTCCGCGTCCTGCTCCTGGACGAACTCCGTGATGGTGCGGCCTCGTCGGACGGTACTCGTCGGGGAGGCCGGATCCGCATTGGTGAAGTCCACCACGACCGTGTCTCGGTCGGGATCCGACACGGAGAGGATCCAGCGGTTCGGGATGGAGAAGAGGTCCAGCTCCTGCATGACCTCGGGGTACATCACGGAGAGTTCGTCGTCCTGGTATGTGAACTCCGAGCCGCGCTCTTGCGGGGACACGTACGGCTTGGCCACCGCGTAGCCGTCCTCGTCGAACGACAGGGACTCATAGTTGATGGCGTCCAACAGGTCGTTGATGATCTGCCGCTTATTGGTACCCGCTTCCCATTCCTTGACCACGGGGATGGCCGCATTGGACGGGGTGATCTTCCTCGGGAGGTTCGCCTCCTGGAGAAGGTGCTCTACCACCCCAGTGTATAGGTTCTTCGGGTTGGGGTTGAGCTGGAACAGGTCGTAGCGGAACTGGGGGTTAACGTTGGTGTTGTTGGCAAAGCACGAGGCACCTACACCCGTGTACCCGTACTCAATCTGGTCCGCGGGGTCGTCGATTTCCTCCTCAATCATCCAGCCGGCAGGCTCGGAGGTACCATCGCGCCACACCTTGCCGCGTACGACGTGCCCGATGCACTGGGCCCGTACGTTGATGAAGGTGCCGGGAGTGTAGGTGAAACCTAGAGGCACCGTGTCGCCGTACTGGGTAGCCTGCTGGGTGACCGAGAGGGAGAGGGTTCCGTTGGTGTTGAACTGGACCCGCATCCGATAGTATCGGGTGGTCGAGAACAGGCGGAACACGACGGCCGGCAGGAAAGCCGCGCCCGTGGCCGTCTGGTTCACGGCTATGCGGGTGTAGACCTCGGAGTCGGTGAGGATCTCCTGGGCCGTATTGCCCGCCTGGAATAGCCGGATGGTGCCGGGGTTGGTTAGCAGGGTCGCATAGGCGTATCCGCTCAGGGAGACGCCCACGTCCGCGTTACTCGCCGCCTGGAGCCAGATGGTGCCGTCCTGCGAGGTGCCGAACGAGCCGGAGACCTCGCGGGTGAAGTTGTCGTTCACGCGGAGCAGGTTGGCCGTGCTGAACCTGTCGTCCACCTGGTCGTCCTGGAGCACCTGCGCCAGGTCGTATCCCTGGATGTCCCGGGAGACCACGCCGGCGTCGTCGGACTCACGGTGGGGAGATGAGAGGACGAACACCCCCTGGGGCCACTCCACGTAGTTGACCGAATCGTCGGTGAAGCGGGCGTAAGTTCGCGGCTCG